TATCTGACCCTTCTGTTCGTGTCTGCATATGTACTTAACGATGTTACCTTCACACCATCCTAACTTGTTCCTATGAATGAACTCAATGGGTTGGATAACCATATCTTTGTAGTGCTTACCACCCACTTGCTTCTTTAGAAACTTTCTAGTAGCTATCTCAAGTTTTGCATTGTGCTCTGCTGGGCTTACCATGTGTCTGTTCCTTTTCTATGTTAGTGTACGAGTGATCCTTGTTCTTCTTGAGGCTCTATACTACTGAGTAATGTATGGATACACTTATGTAGGTACGCCTCTGATATAGGGGGAGAGTCCTTAAGCTCTCTACACAACCTGACGATACACTCTATGCGGTTGATGAGTGGGTCAGGGTTGTATAATAACTCAATAGACTCTTCCTTCTTTTGATTGTTGAACATGTTTATCTTTCCTTCTGTATGTCTTCTTAGATTTAACTACCCTTTGCTGGTACTTAGGGTGGTGTAGGTCATGAGCTACACTGTTACGTTTCTTGTATGGCTTCCTCTTCTGTGTCATAGTTTAAGTCCTGTAGTACTTCATAGAAGGCGTCAGGGTTATCATATATATGGTCTAGACAGAAGTCCAACACCTCCTCACAAGACAGGTCAAGTCTCTCGACTATCTCTGCACCTGTGTACCTGTCAGCGAGTAGTTGTTTCAAATCGCTTGGCTCGACTAGGTCTCTTAGTCTTTCCATGAGATGCGTACTCCTTACGTAAGCTTTCTATTGAGATGAACTGTGGATCATATGAACCTCCTTCCACATTTCGTTTAATGACTACACCTGACCACCATAGAGCCTCTGACTGTACATTATTCCAGCCACTAGTATAGTCTACATAGGCACCACATACCAGACCAATGATACGCTTACCTGCTGCATTGATAGTAGTAGCAAGGTCAAGAGTATGTGTATGTCCAGCTGTGACTGACATGTGCTGCTTGTTGAGTAGAGACTTGGCAGGGTTCTCTCCACCAATAGGTCTACCCATCACACCACTAGCAAAGTAGTGACTGTAGGCTATGTCATCTACCACTACTATATCCATGAAGGGGTATGTCTCCCATCCATAGTCCTCAAGTTGTAGGTCACTCATGCCTATGGTGCCATCAAGGATAGCCTCAGCATTGACTGCCCTATTGATACGCTCTTCATGGTTACCAATAGTGTAGACGTATCGTGCCTTCTTGTACTTGATCTTCTTAGTGGGTGTGAAGAGCCTGTCTTGTGCATCAAGCATAGACTCTACATCCTTCTTATATCGACGGCCTTCGAAGCCTTTGGAACCTTTGTCATACGAAGATAAACTAGGCATATCAGCCATGTCACCCACGTTAACAACAACTTCAGGACGTAGATCAGCAATGAGTTTCCCTATCCATTCGAACCTATCGTTGTTATGATCAGGGTGTGCGTGACCATCAGGGATTACTAAATGGGTTGTCACTGTGTCTCTCCTATGTTAGACTTATTTCAATTTAAAAAGTATAAAGGGGTTACTACATACCTCTTCTGTTTCTGGATCGATGCACTGAAGCGGCAGTGCCTTAGCTGTTGGATCAAGAGATGATGGCCCTACATAATGCCATTTAGCTCCATCAGCACGATCTTGTTTTACACGTTTAAAGAACTCAGTCTGTTCTGTCGAACAAGCCACAAGTATAGGGAATAACAATAAGATTACTAATCTAAACATTGAACCACTCCTTTGGGATAAGTTTGTCAGCGTATATGAAGCCATGCTTATCGCACCAGTCAGCGTACGTAGTCTTACTACCCTTGTAAAGTTTCTTACATGAGTAGCTAAAGACAAAGCGTATGTCAAGTGTAGGGTGCTGCTCTTGTACAAGTAGGTGCTTCTTCCTATCTGCAGAACTGAACAGGCCCTTGGCTTCAATGATAACGCCACTGGGTAGTACGAAGTCAGGGGTGTAGATGTGCTGAGAGATAGGCTTGGAGTACGCTAGCTTCACAGTCTCATACAAGATAGGAATCTTCTTGGTACTGAGTTGCTTAGCTATCTTACTCTCAAGCCCACTCCTGTACTTGCTACCCTTCCTTCGCTTTGGGTACTTCCTCATGTTCCTGGGATACCTTTTATGTCATCAAGCTTCTCAGTAGTTGAGTAGTCAATGAAGACAACAGTACCATCAGCTAACTTCTCAGGAACCTTGGGTAACTTCTCTACCTCTACTAACCACCGAGGCCCAGTACTGTAGAGGAACAGACGTAACCCATCACCATCGTTAGCATCAGACCAGCATGTCTTCTTAAAAGCACAGTAAGAGCAGTTAGTAGGTAGCTTCATGTTACCACTCTTACCATCAGGGACAGGCTCAAAGCAGCGCTCCGGTGGTTCCTCAAGTGATACCACTTCCTTCATGTGGTCCACTCTAGAGGGTACGTCAATCATATCGTTACGATCTACTCGCATGTAAGCTATCTTACCCAGCACCTTCTCAAAGGCTAAGAAGCCAGCTGACTCATCCTTCTCAGGCTCAGCATAGCCACTGATCTGTGCCATGTAACCGAAGGGGTCATCATGTGCAAGGGTACCTTCCTTAAACTTCTTGTAGCCGAAGGGAGATGCCGACTTAACATCAACAGGTACGCCATCAATACGACAGTCCATGTGTCCTTTGATACCGTTAACCTCTACCTCTGCCTGTTCATGGGTTACCTTGTGTCCAGCTTCCTTAACTAGGTAGAGCATGAGAGCTTCAATGAGGTCACCGAAGAGAAACTTAACACGTGTCTGTGCATCGATACCTTCTCCATCAGTCTCATTGATCTCATGCCATAGCTGACAGTCAGGCTTACCAATGTTAGACATACGTAGGTGGTTACCACGCTTACGATTGGCTGGCTTAAACTGCTTGAGTAGTGCCGCAGCTACGTCCTCTTGGAAGTCAGTGACATATGCAAAGTCAGGTTCGAAACCCTCTTCAACTGCTGCATAGATGTCGTCTACTAATGTATCTACGGTTTTCATATTGTGTCCTTTCGTATTTAAAGATTGTCTGGTCTACCTACCTCTTTACCAGAACCCTAGGCAATTACACGCTGATGGCTACCTAGGCCCATAGGGTGAGCTACTTAGTCGTCAGGATTCTCGAACTCTTCATCCATATCAAGTTCATCCGGGTTGTACGTTACCAGATGCGTAACTTTAATACCACCCAAGCCATTGAAGGGACCGGGGAAGGACTTGGTATCATAAGCAAAGACAAGAACCTCTGCCTCTGTACCATTACCAATGTCATCCAAGTCTACTGCTTGCTCATTGTCGTCCTTGACAGAGAGAAGCTTCTTAGTCTTAGCAGTGATGAAGTTCTCACGTTCATCTTTCTTGTTACGTGGGGTAATACCAATCTTCTCCAAGTCCTTGACGGATTGCTTGGTGAGGTTACCAATGTCCACTGAGTACTTCTTATTATCAGGTTCAAAGGTGGTGTTAAACTTATTAAGGAAGGGCCAGTACAGGTTGCCTTCGATCTTTGTCTTTCCTAAGATAGCCATGTTTAGTATCTCCTTCAGAGATGTTAAGTTAAGTTGAGTAGTCTAGTTAGGTTGGTTAGGTTGGTTAGTCTCTTAGTCTGTTTAGTATTATATAGGAAGATTAAGTAGGTGTCAACAGCTAATGTGTCTCAGCCCAATTCAATCCAGTCTTATACTCACCATCCATAGGACACTTGAGATTAAAGTGCTTACCCGCTTGGATGATGCTCTTGCGTACCAGTTCTCCTACTTCATCTGCTTGCTCCTTCCGTACCTCCAGTTGAAACTCATCATGTACTACAGCTACCTGCCTAGCATCTAAGTTACGTTGCTTGACCCAGTGGTGCCACAGTATCATAGCGTACTTCATCACCACTGCCTCACCACCCTGTAGATAGCATGAGAGGGCGTAGTGTTCAGACTTGACCTCTATCTTGCGTCCATCGAGTCCAACCATTCTACCAAGTCCAGCTGCTTTTGCGGCCTTGAGTTTGAGGGTTGCGAGGGCGGGTGTATTAGCGAGGAAAGTATCTTTAACTCTTCTTCCGTCTTCGCTAGTTCCTCCGATAATTTGCCCAACCTTTGTATCACCTGCACCAAGTAACCATGCGTAGATAAAGGTCTTTGCGATAGGTCGAGAGGTGTATTGTCCATCGATTAGTTCTCCTTTGGGTATGCCCATTGCGATTAAGTTAGTGGTGTGTACGTCACCGTTCAGTACTTCATGTGTGTAGTCAGGGTCATCCATGTAGTGTGCTAGGATACGTAGCTGTATACCACTGGCGTCACACCCTAGGATAACATGAGTGTCAGGCTTATCAGTGATGAAACAAGAGCGGCACTCCTCTCCATATGGTGAGCCTGACGATGGTATGTTAGCCATGTTAGGGCTACGGTGTGACATACGGTGAGTAACAGCACCAGTACTAAGTACATCACCATGTACCCTATCGTCACTCCGTAGGGCATCGAGCCACCCTTCTACTTCCTTAGCCCTAGCAGTGAGCATAGCGTACTCACCCAAGGCTTTCAGTTCTTGAGGTGCATCGTCATAGATAGTTGCTAAATTTTCTGGGCAAATTTTCCATGACTCTCCGCTCTTGGTAGGTACGTATGGACTCCAGAATGGTTCAAGTCTCTTCACCTTCTGCTTAGCTGACTTAAGGTTGAAGACTTCCCATCCTATCTTACTGAAGGGGCCACCGACACACTCATAGTCAGTGCCGTATACCTTCAGGCCGATCTTGGATAGCTCACCACCTTTCTTATAGCGAGGCTCGATAACTCCAAGGTCTATTGGTAGGTCAGGTGAGACATCCAGTATCATCTCACTCAGGGTGTTGGCTTCGTTATTTAAGTGGGCAAAGAGAGCGTCTGCCTTTGGTACGTCTAAAGCAAAGCCAAGCTCATGTTGGTCCTCTAGTAAGTTTGTTACTAGGTTCTCTATCTTGCTTGCTTCTTCGCTTCCTCTCTCCCTGCCTTCGGACTTTAGTGCTACTGCTACCTTGTACGTAAGCTCTACGTCATTGACACAGTACTCAAGCATCTCCTCAGTGTACTTAGAGAAGTCCTCGTAGTTTCCCTTCGGAAAGCCTAAGTGTTCACCCCATGCTGCTAGGCTGTGCTTCCTAGTAAACTTCTGCAGCCGGGACAGCAACAGGGTATCAGTTACATGTAACGGTTTGATCTTGATGTTGAGTATCTTCTTCAACACCCTTGCGTCATAGGCTATGAAGTTGTGGCCTATCCACTGATTGACAGTTGATGCGAACTCACTGAACTCATTAAGATTGTCAGGCGTCCACTTGAATATCTCACCTGTGTCCCAGTCCTTGCACACTATACACCATATCTGTGTCACATTGTACAACAGACCATCAGCTTCTATGTCGCATACGACTGTGCGTTTAGCCATACCTATCCATCTCTTTCAACACATGCAGTGCCTTGTCGTAGTCATAAACAATATTCTGTATCATTATGAAGGCTGAGGTAGCTCCAAGCTCATACTCTTTGATGTACTTAATACGTTCTTTAAGCTCAGCCTTCTGTGACTGGGTGAGTCTAAGCTTCTTCTTCTTGCTAGTTTTTATAGCGAACTGTTTACCTCTTGAAGTCTTACGTGCTAAGGTCATGTGACTTACTCCTTTCATTCACTTCATTAAGATTACAGTATTTTGTAAGCGACAGTCCTAACACTCTTGTCCCAACAGGCACGGCAACTACCGCACTCACCGGATCGCTCATACGATGTACATTGAAACGTACCGGCTGGTTGTTCACGTTTGTATACGACAGATCCATGAGTACGCTTGTTGAAACTGTCAAATCTACTTGAACTATAGCGGACTGCACAGTTAGGCTGTCTCTTGAGAGCAGTGATGTGAGGCTTGAGCTTAGGGATACGATAACTTCTCGTAGGTATCCAATGACTAGTGTTGGGAGTTCGCTTAATGACATCAAGGAGTTTCTTTGCCAGTCCAACAGTATATATATCACCACTGTCAAACCAACGGAAGAAGCTGCTGTCACCAATAGCATCCACCATATCTCTTGTCCAATCATTACGCTTCCAATCATGTCTGTTAAACTGACGTAGTGCTACTGAGTTAGGCATGAGGTAGAAGTTACGATTAGCATAGCACTCCTCGCATACCTCAGCATCTACAGCACCGGGGCATGTGGTCACAGCCTCAGTAGACCATGACTCACATGGCATCTTACTTGTCTTAGATAATTTAATCACGATGACCATACCATTCAACATCACTACCTGATGCTTGGGTACAACCTAACGGGTCTATGTCACAGTTAGGAAAAGAGGGGCAACAGAGATGTTCATAGTCATCATC